AAATGAAATATAGATGGATTAGAGAGATAAAGCAAACGTATAAGGATAAAACCTATATAAGTTATGCAGTGAGTATTAATAATGTACATCTTTATAGTTCATCCGTGTTGGAGTATTGTGAAGAGTACGTTTTAAGGTACGCACAAAAACACGGAATAAATTATTGTGATATATTAAGAACTGAAAAACATAAAAGAATTAAATTATGAAAGCAGCAGTAGAATGGTTGGCTAATAATCTTAAACAAAATCATGGTATTGATTTGACTTTGTATAGTGAATTTGAACAAGCCAAAGAAATGGAGAAAGAACAGATAATAGATGCTTATAACACATCATTTATATTAAGAGATAAACCATACTCAACAGCAGATAAATACTACAACGAAACCTTTAAATCAGAATAAAATGAAAGCAAAAGAAGTTACAGCAGTATTTGAGTGGACAAACGAAGCGGTTTTATTAGAACAACTTGAGCGTTTAAAAGAATTACTTTTGAAAGGTAAGGAATACCATGAGGATGTTTATAATAGAATGAATCTTCAATTCATGCAGAAATACGAACGTACTCGAAGCTTTAAAATAATAAGTGATAAAGAAATAATAGTTAAATCAAACGTATGACACCTAAACAATTTGCAATAGAGTTAGTAGACAAGTTCTACATTGGACTTGAAATAAAAGACTATAAGAAAGCGAGAAACTGCGCTATCTTTACTTGCCACCAGCGTATTCAGGAAACGCTTACATTAACACGAATTAAGTTTTTAAAAGAAGTTATAACAGAAATAGAAAAGCTATGAGGGCAAAAGAAAAAGCATTTGAATTAGTTGATACTTATAAATTTGTGTTATGGTCTGAAGATACACAATGCGGTGAGGAAATACTTTGTACTGGAATAGCGAAACGGTGTGCATTGATTGCAGTAGATGAAATGATTGATATTAGAAACGGTTTATATATTAACGAGGGCAGTATTGCTCATCAATGGCTCCTGGATGTTAAACACGAAATTGAAAAGCTATGAGAGTTCTTATATTGTACAACCCTAAGCAAAAGATAGACTATCGTAAGATCAAGCGGTGGAAGGTTCGTGTTAATATATCGAATAATTTTTACAAGAATTTTGAGTTTGATTAGAAAATAATTATTATATTTGTAATCGTTCGGGCAGGAACTTGAAAAACATTATTCAAACGCTTTTAGATGAGTAGGACTGCCCTCCGAAAATTTAAAGGCGTTTTTTAATTTAGGGCAGTAAATATGAAAACAGGATTTATTTTACACTTAGACAGTTTATCAGTGTTGGATGAACTAACAAATGAACAAGCAGGAATTTTATTTAAAGCTATTCGAGATTATAATTCAGGAAAAGAACCCGAGTTAGATTTTGCGATGCGTATGGCTTTTATTCCGTTTAAGAATCAATTTGAACGTGATTTAAAAACTTATAATAATACTTGTGAACGTAATAGGAATAATGGCGCTAAAGGTGGCAGACCAAAGAAACCCACTGAAACCCAAGAAACCCAAGTGGTTTTTGAAAAACCCAAAAAAGCCGATAATAAGAATGATAATGATAATAAGAATGATAATAATATAGTTCCTTTTCAGGAACGTGTACATGGTTTTTTGAATTGGTTTAATTTAGAATTTATAAAACACGGAAAACAACAAGGTAAGTTTAGAACATTAAACAACCAAACTGAAAGTAACTTAAAAAAACTTTTGGATAAATATTCTACTGATGAATGGAGTTACGCTTTTGAGAATATGATTAAAAGTGAATGGGTAATAGAAAGTAAAAACGCAACGCCTGACCATTTCTTAAGACCTGCTAACTTTGAGAAATATTTAAACCAACCTAAACAACAAGAAGAAAAATTTAATTTACCTCATTTACGATGAACGGATTTAAGATAACTGAACAAGGCGATATTGTAGATAAGATTTACAAGCATCGTGATAACTACCATAAAAAAGGAATGTTTTTAGGTTGGGAACAATTACACAAACATTACTCAATGACATTAGGTAATTGCACCGATTGGACGGGTTACCCAATGAGTGGTAAAACTCAAGTTTTAATGGAACTTTTGGTAAACACTTCAAAGTTTTACGGTTGGAAACATTTAGTTTATTTTCCTGACGTAGGAAACAATGTTGAAATAGTAGCCGATTTAATACACAAAAAGACGGGTAAAAGTTTTAACCCAAATGCAGAAAACGTAATTACGGATATTGAAATAACGCACGCTATGGAATGGGTATTTAGACACTTTAACATCGTTACTCGTAAAGAAACAAAAGGAAAATTAAGTCCGCAGGATTTTTGGGAATGGGCAATTAAATTAAAAAACACGGATGAAGGATTACAAACTGCTTCGATTGATAGTTGGAAGGATATGAGCCACGATTACGAAAAACACGGAGGATACGCACAATATTTGGAGTATATTTTACCATTAAGAAATCATATTGCCGAACAAAACGAATTACATTTACACACGATCATTCACCCTAAGTTAACTGAAAAGGAAAACGGCAAAAGACCTGCTCCAAGTCCTTACGATTTAAAAGGTGGTAGTGAATGGTTTAACTCGGGTAAATCAATGATAACCGTTCATCGTGAGGATATTTTAAGCAATGAAGTTACAATTTACTTTAACAAAATTAAACCACGTTCAATAGGCGAAGTTGGAAGCATTAAAATGTACTTTGACAAAGACCGATTGACTTACTATTTTCAGGATGCAGAAAATAACAATTACACGAAATATTACGCAAGTGAACAACGCAATGTAATTAGTAATCAGTTTCCAGCTAAACAACTACCATTAACCCAACCCGATGTAGTTATCGGAAAAGAATTACTTTCGTTTTCGGAAAAGATGAACCAAAGTAAAGGCGATGTTCCTTTTTGATTATTATAACAAACAAAAACACGAATAAATGAACGAACTGACAATTATAACTGGCAAAGTAAACTTAGACACTACTTATTTAAAGATTAAACTAAGCCTTGAAGAAATAAAAGAACGTGCTTCAAATAGATATGATTTAATACATTCAATGGAACGGAGCTTAGCAGACTTACAACAAGTAAAGATTAGCTATGATGCTATGGAAAAAGAACTAAGAGCAGCATTACAGCAAAATTTCAGACTTGAAAAGCTATTAATGGAGGAGAAATTTAAAGTCAAGGATTTACAAACACAATTAAAAATGAAAGATGCCACGCTGTAAACATTGCAAAGAAAAGTTTGATCCTATCCGATTCAATATGAAATACTGCTTAAAAGATGAGTGTGTTCGTGTTTGGGTAGAATCTGAAAAGGCGAAACAATGGAAAGTTAAAAAGCAGAAAATGAAACAAGACTTAGAAACTATCCAAGACTTTTTAAATATGACACAAGTTGTATTTAATCGATTTATACGTGAGCGAGATAAACACGAAAATTGTATAAGCTGTGGAAAGAAAATAAATGGAGTAAGACACGCATCACACTATTTAAGTGCTGGAGGACATTCAAACGTACGATTTCACGAAGATAATGTTTGGGTAAGTTGTTATAAATGTAACGTGATGCTTTCAGGTAATCAAGTTGAATACAGAAAAAGGCTAATTGACAAAATCGGAGTTGAGCGAGTTGAATGGTTAGAGGAAAATGGAGCAACAGAAAGAAGATACACCAAAGAGGAGCTACGAGAAATTATGTTGACTTATAAAAAAAAGATAAAAGAATTGTAATTATATTAAAAAGAATAACTATATTTGACCCAACAATTAAAACTTAAATTATGAGCGTAACTAATTTTGAAGAGTTCACACACGAACTTACAAGCGAAGAAATGGAGATTTTGCCAGTAGTGGTGCATGGTTTCCGAAACTACAAAAAGGCGAACCCAATAAAGTCGGAGTTAATAGTAACCCGAATGAACGAATATCTTTTAGCACGAGGTTATAAAATTAAAATGACTGGAGTACGTTTGCGTAAAATGGTTAACTACATTCGTACAAACGGCATAATCCCGCTGATTGCGACGTCTAACGGATATTTTACAAGCGATTGTAAGCAAACTATCGCTGAACAAATAAAAAGCCTTCAGGAACGAGCAAACAGCATAGAACGTTGTGCGGAAGGTCTTAGAAAATTTTTATAATTTTTTTTATTCTTTAGTATTATATTAGAAAATATAGTTATATTTGTAAACAATTAAAATTCAAATTATGAAAAAGTTATTAGAAATTCAGGCAGAATTAAAATGTCCAAAAGGAAGTTTAAACAAGTTCGGTAATTACAAATATCGTAGTGCTGAGCAAATTTTAGAATCGGCAAAACCTATCTTAGTAAAACACGAATCTACTTTGGTTCTTTCAGATACTATTGTTGAAGTAGGTAGTAAGCTATTTTTAAAAGCAACAGCAACGTTAAAATGCGGAACTGACATTGTAGAGGTTTATGGTTGGGCAGAACTTGGTGAACACAAAGGAATGTCATCTGAACAATGCACTGGCACAGCTTCAAGTTACGCACGTAAATACGCATTGAATGGTTTATTCTTAATTGATGAAACTGAAAGCGACCCCGATTCAAAAGATAACAAAAAAGAAGAACCTAAAAACACGGAAGCAAAAAAGCCTACAATACAAGGTGAACGATTCTTAAAAGCAGTTGAAGCTATCCGTAATGGAGAATTTACAGCTGAAGAACTACAAGCAAAGTTTGAATTAAATGAAGTTCAACAAAAAGCACTTTTATTGTTATGAAAATACGAGCTTCACAAATAGGAAAATTGATGACTTCACCCAAAACAAAGGGTGAGGTCTTATCTAAAACTACAAAGACATACATTCAGGAACTTGCAATCGAACATAAATACGGAATCCGTAAAGAGTTTTGGAGCAGATACACTGATAAAGGTAATGAAGTAGAAAACGATGGAATAGAATTGGTTAACGATGTGTTGAACTTAGGCTTTATTTACAAGAATGAAGAGAATTTAACAAACGATTATTTAACTGGAACGCCAGACGTAAACACGAATGAAATTCTTTTAGATGTTAAATGCAGTTGGGATGCTACTACGTTTCCATTTTTTGAAAGCGAATGTCCGAACAAAGATTATTACTACCAGCTGCAAGGTTATATGTGGTTAACAGGAAAAGACGAAGCGTTACTTTGTTATTGCTTAGTAAATACACCATTTCAAATAGTTGAGGACGAGGTAAGGCGTGAACATTGGAAACAAGGGTTAATAGATGAAAGTTTGGATGTAAGAGACTTTGTACAGTCGAAACATAACTTTGACCACATACCAAAAGAAAAGCGCGTCAAGGTCTTTAAAATAGAAAAAGACGAAAGCGTAATAGAACAAATCAAAGAACGAATAGAGTTAGCAAGAGTATATTATAACAATTTAATTAATGAATTATGAATGTAAATAAAAAAGTAGCAAATAAAAAATGGATAATTTGCTTAAATGACATTAAAAGTCAAATAGATAATAGTAGTGTTACTAATCTAAATGCTATAACAAGAAAACACCGTACTGGAAACCAATTAGCAACAATGCTATTAAGGAAAAATATTGTGTTTAAAGATTATTTAGGTATATATAAATGGAATGAAAATGTAGAAGTTAATAATAAATTAATTGATGAATACAGAAAGTTCCAAAAAATGCAAAGAAAACAAACGCAACCTCAATTACAATTTGATATGAATTATATAGAAATACCAGCAGAAATAAAAGCTAAGGCAAGGGCTGAATCAAAAACACGAGCAACAAAAGTAAAAGTTCAAGAGCCAATAAACATTCCTACTCAACAAAATGAGTATGGGTTAATTCGTAAATTCTTGAAATTGATATGGACATTTTTAAAATGGTTATGGTAATGGAAGATTTAAAAGTAATGGGTTACTACAAAAACACGACCCGAGACCAAATAGTACAAATCAAAGACTTTAAAAAAGATAAACTTTGGTACGAAACAATAAGACAATATGAAACAAATCCTATAACAGAGTTCTGCTGTTCGGTTGAAAGATTTAAAAGGTTATATATTAAAACAAAGTAAAAATGGAAAAGACAATCAACGAAACAGAATTAATTAGCATTATAGGCAACGAGGCTTATTTTAAGTTTGCTGGAGATATTTATAAGTTACTCAAAGAAAGCGAAGCATATAAACGCCAAGATGACGTAGTGTATTATATTGGTGCTTCACCTTTAAACGAAACAACGTGGTTTCATTATGAAGCATCTTTATTTAAAAAGCTGGAGGGTGATGAGTTTGGGTTTACTCGAATGATAATAACCGATGACTTAGATATGACCTTAGACCGCATTAATTACGCAAAAGAAGAAATAAAAAAGAACGGCGGTGAAGATGGAATTTGGATTAATCATAAATAAATAAGTAAAATGGAAAAGAGAGACAACAGTGGAGCGTTATTCACTAACGACAAAAGAGAAAAGGAAACGCACCCGCACTATCAAGGAAAGGCAACTATCGGTGGCGTTGAGTATTATGTTTCAGCATGGGTAAAAGACGGACAAAAAGGAAAGTTTCAAAGCCTAAGTTTTAAACCAGTTCAGGAACAAGCGAAGCCAACAGCTGGAAAACCA